CCATCTGGTCAGTATTTAAGAATTTATGCTGGAACAGAGGATATAAAAGATTTGTTAGATGATTTAGATTTTGCTTTTAAAAGAATGAGACAATATATTCTTTCAAGAGTTGGTGATGCCCTTTTGTTTTGGTAATACAAGTAATATTGCGTAATTAAGTTTTTTAAGATAAAATCATACTATGCCAATTACTTCTTTAAAATTTAGACCAGGTATTAATAAAGAAACAACATCTTATTCTAATAAGGGTGGCTGGAATGATTGCGATCTTGTTCGTTTTCGTTTTGGTTATCCTGAAAAACTCGGTGGATGGGAAAAATATGCAGTCACTACTTTTTTGGGTACATCAAGATCTTTACATGCATGGGCAAATTTAGAGGGTGATAAGTACCTTGGTATTGGTACAGAAATAAAATTTTATATAGAAGAATCTCTTGATTTAAAAGACATTACTCCAATAAGAAGAAAAGTTGTCAATGGTGTGACTATCGTTGATTTTGATAGAGATACCATAAAGTCAGTTGTCACTGGAAATGCAGGAACAGGTGCAGTGGGAACAGTTGTAATAGACAATGCACAGAGAATTGCCGTAGAGTCAGAAGATCCAGTAGATGAATTAAAAGTAGTAGGAACAACAGCAGTTGGTACTCCAACAATTATTACAAATACAACGCTAGTAGATATAGGAATGAATACAGCAGTAGGAAATGTAACAATATCTATTACAAACGAAGCAACAGTTACAGTGAGTATTTCTTAAAATGGCAATCACATTTACATCAACCACATCCTCTGCTTTGGTAACTGTCAACGATCCTAATCATGGAGCTGGCACTGGTAGTTTTGTTACATTTAGTAACGCTAATACTGGAAATAGTGCTTTAAATACTAAATTAAACAACGAATTTTCTATCACATCTGTAACTGATAGTGCAAATTATGTAATAACTTTAAGTGGTAATGCTGATGCAGCTCTTACAGGAGCTGGATCTGCTGATGCTGAGTATCAATTTAATGTTGGCATTAACACTGTTGTTCCTGGTACTGGTTGGGGTGCAGGAAAATGGGGTGGTACTAATACCTTTGCTTTATCTACAACAATAAATGAAGGTGCAGAATTTTCTGATTCTGATACAACGCTAACTGTTACTACTGCTACTGGGATTAGTGCATCAGATGTTATATTGATAGATAATGAATTATTAACAGTTACAAATGTTTCTTCAAATAACTTAACAGTTACAAGAGGATCTGAGGGAACAACAGCATCTGCTCATGCTGACGGAAGCATTGTAAAGTTAGTTACTGGTAATTCAAATTCCACTGATGATTTTACAGGATGGGGAGAGAGATCCACTGACACGGTTGTTGGAGAATCACTACGTTTATGGTCACAGGATAATTTTGGAGAGGATTTAATATTCAATCAGAGAGATGGTTTTTTGTTTTACTGGGACAAAACTCTTGGCACAAGCACACGAGCAAAGTCATTTTTAGAATTATCTGACGCAGCTCCTTTTAAATCTAGACAAGTTATAGTCTCTGAACGAGATCGTCATGTTATTTGTTTTGGAGCTAGTCCTTTAGGTTCTGAAGAACAAGATAGACTTTTGGTTAGATTTAGCTCTCAAGAAAATCCTTTTTTTTGGACACCATCTGCTACTAATACAGCAGGTAGTTTAAGAATAGGTTCAGGATCAGAGATAATTACAGCAATTAAAACAAGAAGAGAAATAATTATTTTAACAGATACTTCTGTACATAGTATGCAATTTATAGGACCACCTTTTACTTTTGGTATAAATCAATTAGCTAGTGCTATAACTGTGCGTGGATTTAATAGTGCAGTCGCTGTAGGTGATGCTGTTATGTGGATGGGCTATGATCGTTTTTACATTTATGATGGTCGTGTTCAAGTAATTCCATGTTCTGTTAGAGATTTTGTATTTAAAAATTTTAATGAAAATCAAGCAGAGAAAGTTTATGCAGGAGTAAATTCAGCTTTTGGAGAGGTCTTTTGGTTTTCATTAAAATTTT